CAGGACTTTAATTTCCATACGAATCTCAAAAGTGATCATAAGCTCCCCTGTATTCAGAGGAGCAGATTAACCCCTGGATCAATTTTCAACCGCTGGGGTGGATCAGTTTTGCACCGTTGGTAACAGCACTGGAGATGGTAATAATTTAACTGCCCATCAGGTAGGATATATCCTTAAAGTATGAAGTGGTTCAATCTTCCCTCAGCAAATTTTCTGTCAATCCTATGCTCCAGAACCCTTCAACAAAAAGCCCCGATATTGCGAGGCTCTGGTTTCCTTGTGGCAGTTCGCATGCCACGCTGTGTTATGTGCCAGTATGTCTTTCTTCGTCTGGCGGTTCTCAACATCGATATCGTGAACAGATAGATAACTTGGCACCTAACACCAATCAACCTGCCTAAGTTAAATCTTAATTCTTTACGCTTACGCTTGTTGATCTCTGGGTCCATGCCAGGATATCCAAGACTCTGATGCGGAGAATGCCAACTCCAGGGAAACATCGATAAAAGAGCATGTGAAACTGAGACTCCCGTAGCCCTCCTTGTGGGGGCTTTTTTTCGGATTGATGCGCTTCGCTTGTTAAATATTGAGTCTTTTCTAGAATTTAAAGGTGCTTTGCTATGTCAGGTAAAGCCGTCGTTCAGAAATACCCGTGTGCTCAAGGACGAGCCATCCCTAGTTTTTCCTTTCCAGCTCTATCTGCCTTATACCTGCGAAGTTATTGTTGCCCTTCTCAATCACGGCCAGTAGAGGCTTAATCCACAAGACTGCCTGGCAGTACGTCATTGAGCTGGCGGCAGCGGCACTATCATCGGCTGAGTCAGGTCCGTCGGTATCGGCGTGCATTGCGCTGGAACGTAAACGGTACGCGTATTCGAGCAACCCACCAGCGATATCAGCAGGAACAGGCAGATCACAGGTTTTTTCACGGCGGAGAATCTCCCGGTATTCGATTACAGTTTCTTCGGTGCTGGTGTCGATAAGGGAGTTAAGCCTATTGGCATGTTCTGCAACCTGATTGAATCGATTGAAGTTGAATGCCTGGGTGGCGATTACCTGCCCCTGCAAAGAGTTGTCACTTCGCAGAATGTCGTTATCGCTCTGAAGGCTACTGGCGTCGGAGCAACTCTTAACGAGAGCGACCGAAAGGCCAGCAATAACGACAACGCCGATAAGACCCGGATTAATTTTCATTGGTCGAGCCCCCAGCACGTCAACGCACTTTCCTGTTCGCGCCGCTCAACCTGCCCATAACAGCCATTCTTTTGGCCTTTAGTCAGGCGGCAATCACGTCCACCGTCCTTAATCCACCAGCGGATTGCCTCGCATGCACCGATACGGTCACCTGCATTGATGCGCCTATAGAAGGTCGAAGGGAAGCATTTACCGGGACCAATGTTGTACGGGCAGAAGGATGCGATACCCACCTTCTGTGGCTCTGTCAGAGGCACTTTGATATTGCGATCAACCCAGGCTAATGCCTTATCGCGTTCAATAGCGTTAACTTTCCGGCATTGTTCCACTGTGGCCGTCATGCCTTTAACAACACGCCTGCCATCGATAACGGTCACGCCGTGACATAAAGACCAGACCCCACCCGGATCAACAACGGCCACCAGCGCATTGCCTTCTTTCTCGCTGATGAATTGGTCGAAAATGAGTGGAGCAGATGCCCCTGACGCGATTAGCGCCAGCACTGCTGCGCTGAGCTTTGCTTTGTTCGACATCATTCACCCCGCGCAGCTTTGCGGCGATCCGCTTTGATTTGGAAGTACAGACTCGTTAACCAGGTCAGCAAACCAAACATGAGGCTACCGAGCACACCAATGGCCGCCCATTGAGATGGGGAGACTTTATCGAGGAGCTGAAGCAACCAGTATCCAGTCCCCCCTCCAGATGCTCCGTATGCTATTCCCGTCGTAATTTTTTCCATTGGATACATACTCCACCTCCGTTCTGTCGAGGCGTTTGGTAAAATAGCCAAGTAATTAGCTATATAATTAGATATATTACCCACACAGTGTCCCATGCATGGAGATTTCGATATGGCCGTTGTTAACCCACTTGATAAGATAATTGATGATATTGAACAAACTAAGAATGATGGATACAAAAATTTAGACATTGAAAAAATGCTTATGTATCTTGAGAATTTAAAGCAAGAAAATGTTTATGATCATGATGTTCAGATGGAATTACTTAAGAGCAGCAATACAAGTCAAATTGAAATTGCCAAAATGAACCATGCTGCAAGCCTGGAGGCTTTTCGTTCAGTAATAACTGTAGGAGCAAATGCTGCCAGAGCGTTTATGATTATAAATGGCGGAGCAGCAATAGCTCTGCTCGCTTTTTTAGGTAATGTTTGGAATAAAGATTCAAGTCCAGATGTATTGTCATCAATCTTAGGATCACTTTTAATTTTCTGTATCGGCGTTCTGTGTTCCGGTGTTTGCTCAGGGTTTACTTATCTTGCGCAATATTGTTATGCAACTTCGGAATTAGGGTCAGACAGCAAATGGAAGATGGGAGGCGATGTTAACAATATCATCGCAATTTTGTCAGGAGTTTCTTCTTTGATTCTTTTTGGCGTTGGTGCTTATGTAACTTATGCCTCTATGGGTAATCAATTTGGTTGAAGCTGCCATCATTTTGGTTAATTAACTTTTTGCCTTTAATCTTACGTTTCAAATAGAATTATGCGACGACGCTAAGACAGGGGTACTGGTGCAATGCACCTTCGCGAATACCCCTGTCGTATCGCCGTAAAGCAAAAGCCCCGACTGGCGGGGCTCTCGTTATAATCAAATTGTCGCTTAAGTTCGCTGCCATCGCGGCGCAGCTCTGCCAAGCATGAATGGATTATCTAAATTCCTGGCTCATTTTCAATACATAAATTGAAATGGAGCACGAAAAGCTAAAAAGCCAATAATCTAGCTCTGTTCTGCCAGGAGTTTTCGCGTAGATAAAAAGACCTTCGCCCTGAATATTTCCAGGCACCAGCGTACTCGTTTTCTGGCCTCCCAATCCGTTAGCCATGGTGCGATCGACTGTAACTCCCGCGTAATGTCTGAGATTTTTTTGCGTGTGGTGTAATACTGCAAACCAACGATATAAACCGGGTCATTTATATCAAGCGCCTGCAGCACTGACTGCTCGACAAAATCAACGTCATCATCGTGCATAGCTTCATCAATGATGCTGGTGGCGGGCTGTGGCCACAAAATGGCGTGAGCACGATTTAACGCCTGCGGCCCTCTGAATCCCTCTGCTCGAGCTTGTTCCAGTGCAGCTGTAAAGCGAGACAATGCCTTATCCGACCATCGCCCGCCCTTAAGAACATCCCAGCATGCATGAGCGCGAGGCAATCGTGGGGCTGTTCCACCGCTTACCCCCTCGCCCCATGTTGTCAGCAATGATTTAATCCATGCCGACTGAATACCTGTAAGAAGCATGCTTTTACCCAGCCAGCTTTTACGCGGCGCACCCGCTGCTTTACCCAGCGCTTCAATATGATTACGGCGTTGACGTGGTGTCATCCTAATTAGCTCCTTACGCCAGAACGCCGAGCGCATAGGCCCGGTCCAGCACTCTAATGATCATTTCCAGCTGCGAGCCATATTTTCGCTCGAATGCCAGGCGGTCGTTATGAAGTTCGGTATGATGTTTTCGGCAAAGTGGAATCGAGAAGATGTCGTGAGCTTTTGTTGCCATGCCTCCCTGCCCCCATCCGATTAAGTGATGCGGGTCGTCTGATTGCTGCTGGCAGCATTCGCAGGGCTGTGTTTTCACCCAATTCAGATAATTGCGACTTTCCCAGCGCAGACGCTTCGGTCGACGCATGAAAGACTGAGGCGGCGCCGGATCCACCATCACGCCCACCAGCGGTTCTGTCAGCGCATCAGGCAGGTCAACAGCTGAAACTAATTCCCAAAGGATGCTGCTGGCCGGTACAGAAGGCGTAATATCGCTTTCTCGACCAATCTTGCTTTCTTGAGGTAAACGAAGCGCTTCACGAACGCATGATTCTGGAAGTGCATCCGTAACCCCTTTACGAACTGCCCACCAGCAGAGTTCAGCGAGAGAAATCTCGCGGCTTTTGTCGATAGCGAGTGAAATACGAACCGAATCCAGAACAAAGGCAATTACGTTTCTCCATGCCAGTTCTGCTAGTTCCTCGGTACACTGCTCTCGCAAGTGATTATCGCAATAGCCACAAAGCAGGATGGATCCTGGCTCATGGTGCATGATGGTTAGTTCGTGGTAGTGGTAATCGCTATGAGCGTATTGGCAATCGCCGCCGCCGTACTTCAGCAACCAGTAATCAAGCCCGCTTATACCACCAGCAGCAGCCAGAACCTGTTCATTCAAAAAGAAGCTTCGCAGCTGCTCGTTTTCAGCCAGTGGCTGCCGCGCATCCGAAACACGACCAGTTTGACACCCGGCCAGGCTTTCAGGCTGGCGCTCGATCAACACTCTTCCTGCGGTGAACAACTCCATCAGCTCTCTGCCCGGCTTCAACAGAACGACACCCAGCTCCCGTGCAATCACAGGTTGAAGAAGCGCACGCATCACTCGCTCTCCCTGATAATGATCTGCCCGTTCTCGCCCCAGAGCTTCGTTATCCTTGAATCCCAGATATGCATATCGTCTTCGAAGAGTGTATCCATCAGAGACTTCATAAGGTTATCCAAATCGGGTTTACCCTGATGGGGCTGCCCGTTCATCTCTGCGCGCTTTTTCTTGCTCCAGCTCTTCGGCATTGGAAGAACGAAGGTAACGTGAGAATTCGATTCGGGCATGCAAATGCCCAGTAGCCGGACGTGATCGCAAAAAGCCCGGTAACGCATAACTTGAGGGCGCTTCTTCCATTTGTCTGCACGCGTCATGCGTGGCTTACCCATAGGGAGGATGTTGTAGGCTGTCACGATCACCCCCATGCCCGGGAACGCATACTTTGCGCTGTCTTAGCTGAGGATTTTTGCTGAGGTAGTAATGCGCTGACTATCCAAAAACGAGGGTCAATATCGAGACTTTTCTCGACGGGGACGCCTTTAGACTCATAGCGCGCCACCAGCTCATTGGCTTCTTCGGTTGTCAGCCCGGTATGAGTGAACCAGCTTTTCTTCATGCCGCCTCCTGCAGTTGCAGAGGCAAAAGAAAAACGCTGGCCTTTTGAGGGGTCAGTAAGGATTTATTCTTGTTGTGTATTTGCGCCATGGTATCTCTCCAGTGGCGCAGCAGGTATAGGGTGTTCAGGCCTATGACGGGAGTGTAACAGAATTCTTGGAAACGCGATAACCAGCCCGTTCAAGCATCTGCGTAAAGAGTGTCGGTGCTCCTACTATCTCATCATCCTGTAACGGCATAAAGGATACTTCATCCCCACGTGGATTGGCCCCTATATTTCCATACACTTTTTATCACTTAACCCATGACTGGTTCGTCGCCGCAGATATTCCCGTGGCGAACGATACCCCAGTGCACTATGCGGATGCCATTCGTTGTAATGTTCG